GTCACGCCGCAGATCGCCCACCGAGTAGGGGTACTTGTCGATCTGCCCGTTTGTGGTTTTTACGAACATTGTTCAGTCCTTTCTGTTCGTTATTGTGGGCCGAGAGTGTAGGAGTAAACGCGGCGGTCTGTGAGATCTAAAATAAACATTTGTGTTCCGTCGTCTTTAAAAAAAACATCCTCTACAGATGGGGCTTGAACCTCCACATTAAAATTCTGAAGGTAAGACGCTGAGGTTACATCCCAAGGGGTGCTTAGGTCGTATTCATTAACGTCATCTCCAGTAGTCCCAACAACATACATCTTAGTGCCATCTGGCTTGAAGAAGAGTCCTGTTGGGTCTAGCTCCTGCGCAGAAACACTAAACTCATCAAAACTAAAACGGGAGGCTGTGGACACATCCCAAGCAGTAGTTGGATAGTATTGAGTTACCCGTTTCCATTGTACCCCAATAATATACATATTAGCCCCGTCAGGGCTGAAGAAAACTCCTTCGGGGGAGTTGTCTTGATAAACAACAGAGAAGCTTGTTTGGTAAGACGCTGAGGTTACATCCCAAGCCGTGCTTAAGTCGTATTCATTAACGTCATCTCCAGAAAGCCCAATAACATACATCTTAGTGCCATCTGGTTTGAAGAAGACCCCTGTTGGGTTTAGCTCCTGCGCAGCAACACTAAAGTTTTGGAGGTAAGAAGCTGAGGATAAATCCCAAGCAGTGCTTAAGTCGTATTCATTAACTTTATCTCCAACAAGCCCAATAACATACATCTTAGTGCCATCTGGTTTGAAGAAGATCCCTGTTGGGCTTGACTCCTGCGCAAAAACACTAAACCCGCCGAGAGTCCATTGCTCTACGGTGTCGTAACCAAAGTCGACGGCGTAGAAGGCCCCACCATCAGGCTTGAAGAAAAATCCAGCTGGAGAATTCCCAATAAAACGATTCTGAACATATGAAGCTGAAGAGATATCCCAAGGAGTGCTTAGGCTATATTCGTTCATGTCTGAACCAGCAAACCCAAGAACATACATTTTAGTGCCATCAGGTTTGAAAGAAACGTCTGTGGGAAGGGTCTCCTGCGCAGCAACACTAAAGTTCTGAAGGTAAGACGCTGAAGACACATCCCAAGCAGTGCTTAGGTCGTACTCATTAACGTCGTCTCCAACATAGCCAATAACATACATCTTAGTACCATCTGGTTTGAAGAAGATCCCTGATGGCTGTGTCTCCTGCGCAGCAACACTAAAGTTCTGTTGGTAAGACGCTGAAGATACGTCCCAAGCGGTGCTTAGGTCGTACTCATTAACGTCGTATCCGGTAAGCCCAATAACATACATCTTAGTGCCATCTGGCTTGAAGAAGAGTCCTGTTGGTTGTGTCTCCTGCGCAGAAACAATAAAGCTCTGAAGGTAAGAAGCTGAAGATACGTCCCAAGCAGTGCTTAAGTTGTATTCAGTAACAGTCTGTGAATTCCCAATAACATACATCTTTGTGCCATCTGGCTTGAAGAAAAGCCCCTGAGGGGTTGACTCCTGCGCAGCAACACTAAAAACCTTGGGCGTTTTATACATAGTGGAAACATCCCACGCCAAACTAGCAGGCGGATCGTAGTAGGCATAGGACAAGTCCCAAGCGCCTTCGGGCTCACCGCCAGCAGCAGAGGCAACCTTTTTCCAAACACTCATCAGCTCATGTCCTGTCCAGCGGTGAAGCCGTACCACGTCGTGCCATTATCTACGGTGAAGAACACGAACACGTCAACATCACCAGAGCCCGTTGAAAGCGTCGGTGCCGTTGCCCCAGCCCAGTCCACCGCAGCAGGCCATGTGATCGTGCGTGCTGTGCTGTCCTGCACCACCTTGAGCGTGAAGCCAAAGGCGCGCCCGCTGGCAGGTGCATTGCTGAAGGTGTAGGTCACGTCCTCGGTGAGCGTGTGCGAGAAGACGTTGCCGTCGCGGCAGTTGAGCGTAGCAGTGCCACTACTTGATGTTATTGAAGTGTCGTCCTCAACTACACCAGCATCGAAAATAACAACGCCGTTCGCGTCTGCGGTGACCACCTTGCTAGCTTCAGATGTGCCGAGCGTGGTAATGTCATTATAGTTCAGCTCTGCTGTCGAGGCAGTAATCCCGTCTAGAACATTTATTTCCGTCGCGTCCGCAGTCACACCATCAAGGATATTCAGCTCCGCCGTTGTCGCGGTAACCCCGTCAAGAATGTTCAGCTCCGCCGTGGAAGCGGTAATGCCATTCAAGACATTCAGCTCCGCTGCTGTAGCAGTAAGGCCGAGATTTGTCAGCGCAGTGGGTGCATCAGCAAGATCAGACAAGTCATTCGCAGCAAGCAACGCGCCCGGCGGCACAAACGTGCTGGTGATATCAACCACCGCTGCGCTGGCACCGCCTCCATCGGCGTAGACAATCGCGCTTTTACCATTAGCAACAGTGACGTTGCCGCCAGACCCCTGCGTTAGGACTACGCTCTGTCCGGAGTTGTTCTTCACGAAGTAGAGATGCTGCCCGTCGTTGGGCGAGATCGTGACGGTGTTCGTGCCACTCGGGCTACCGCCAAACACCAGTACCCGGTACTGACCGTCGGACAATGTGCCGTCAGACGTTGTGAGCGTGTGCGTCGTGCCCGTGAGCGAAATAGCACCGACGCCATTGGTCAGCCGGTCGATGATCGACAAGTTCGTGTTGGTGGTCGTGCCCCAAGTACCGGACTGCTCGCCAGTCGCGATAAGCTCGATGCCCCCGTTCGACGTGTATGTGCTCGCCATCTCGCTTCCTTACGCCGCAATCTCTGTCCAGATCGTACCAGACGCTGGGACGATGGGAGTATAACTTGTTCCGGGCGCTGGAACAATGGGAGTATAACTTGTTCCGGGCGCTGGAACAATCCTTCCCCACACCAGCACAGGACTAACCAAGCCGGTAGCAAAAACGCCGGTCACCACGACGTTTGCCCCACCTGTCACAGCAACCGAGCCCGCCTGCCCGGTGGCGCTGACGCCTGTCACCAGAATAACTTGGTTAATCTTGACGGTAACGCCGCCAACCTCGCCTGTTGCCTCGACGCCCGTGACATCGACTGTGGCGGTTCCGATTACGCCAGCATCGCCGACTTGTCCTGTCGAAGCTACACCGACTGGGTAGACATTTGCACTCCCGGTAACTGTAACCGATCCAACCCCGGAAGTAGCTTCTAGGCCGGTGACGGGGACGTTGGAATCGGCTTCAACAGTAACAGAACCAACTACCCCAGTCGCAGTTACGCCCGTGACCGTTGTAATCGCATCAGCGACAACCGTTACAGTGCCGACGCTTCCTGTGGAGGAAAGCCCAGTAACCGATACATTCACATCGCCGGATACGGAGACCGTGCCGACTGCCCCGATCCCGGCAACGCCGGTCAAAGCTACATTGGCGTCTCCAAATACCGTCACAGATCCGACGTTGCCGGTGCCAGCTATCCCAGTAACGAATACGCTAGCGCCCAAATTGACAGTGACTGTTCCGACATTACCCGTAGCAGAAAGTCCAGTAACCGGGACGTTGGCATCTCCAGTAGCCACAGCCGTCCCGACATTGCCGGTGGCAGACACTCCAGTGACGGAAACATTGGCGTCACCCAATACCGTCACAGATCCGACGTTGCCGGTGCCTGAAACGCCGGTTGCGTTTGCAATGACGCCGGTTCCGACGTTAACCGTTACAGCGCCGACGTTGCCGGTGGCGAACAGGCCCGTGACCGGCACGTCTGCTCCCGCCTCAACCACAGCCGTCCCGACATTTCCGGTGCCAGCCACGCCGGTGACGGAAACAGAGGCGTCACCAGAAACAGTAACGGAGCCGACATTACCAGTGCCAGCGACTCCGGTGACATTAACAATCGTGCCAGTAAACACCGTGGCAGTTCCGACACTTCCAGTGGCGGAAAGGCCCGTAATATTTACGACTGCGTCCGTTGCAATGGTAACCGAGCCAACATTGCCAGTGGCGGAAAGCCCTGTGACACTGACATTGGCGTCACCGACAACGGTAACAGTCCCAACGTTTCCAGTCGCAGCAAGGCCGGTTTCTGGGACTACCGCGTCCCCGGTAGCAGTGACCGTCCCAACGTTTCCAGTCGCAGAAAGACCGGTGACGTTGACCTTGCCGTCAGCGGAGACAGTGACCGTTCCGACGTTGCCGGTAGCAGAGAGCCCTGTGACGCTAACGTTGGCGTCCCCGGTAACGGTAACAGTTCCGACATTTCCTGTCGCAGCAAGGCCGGTTTCTGGGACTACTGCGTCCCCAGTAACGATAACCGAGCCAACATTGCCGGTAGCAGAAAGACCTGTGACGCTTGTGACAGCATCAGCAGCGACAGTTACAGAACCTACGTTGCCCGTACCGGCAACGCCGGTAACAGACACATTCGCGTCACCGATAACGGTGACAGAGCCAACACCACCAGTGCCGACAAGTCCGGTCTCTGGTACGTTCGCATCGCCAGTAGCCGTAACAGAACCAACGCCACCAGTGCCAAAGACACCAGTGACGTTGACTGTTACGCCGGTTCCGACATTGACGGTGACAGTGCCGACCTCGCCCGTGGCAAAGCCGACGGGAACGCTGCCCTCGCCCCAAGCAAGGTCTCCGAAGCCTCCCCGGCCCCAGCCCGTGAAAAAGACTAGAGCAGCCTGCCCCTCTCCGAAGGGGTAGTCACCGAACCCCGCGCGGCCCCAGCCGGTTAAGGGATCGGTGACGATAGCCATAGTTAGGCAATCCGGATGATCGCGTTGCTCGCATCCGCAGTCGGGAAGACGATCTGGAAGTCACCAGCGGTCGAAGCCTTGTCTGAACCGAAGTCCAGAACAACGACCGAAGGATCACCAGCAGCGGTGTCGTTGTAGATCAGCGCGCCACGAGCGGTGATCGTCGCCGACGTGAACGTCAGATCGCTGAAGTCGGTGAACGCCGTGGTGCCGCTCGTGGTGGGCGTGACGTTCGTCAGCGTGCCGCCGCCAGCCGAGTACGAACCAGAAGCGCCAACCTCGTTAGTCGCGGTGTATGCCGTGGTCGCCGCCGTAAACGAAGCAGAGTTCGTGTACAGCGCCAACTTGAAGCTGTTGCCAGTCGAGGCAGTGAAGTTGTGAACGCCCTGAAGAAGCTCCTTCTTGAAGGACGTGCACATGAAGTTTCCGGTGAAAGCCAATTCAGAGTCTCCTTACGATTTCAGCAAGGCCCGAATGACCTGCATCTGTGATCGCATTATACACAGTTGTCCGGTCACTGTGAACCGCTTGCTTCAGATAGAGAAGAACCACCTGCTCTACCCGCTGCCTGAAGGCATACGCCTGATCCCTGATCTCTTGAGGTGCCGTATCAGAGATGCCGACGATCTTTTCCGCGCACTGCTGCGCAAGTTCTTCCGGCGTAAACCCACGCTTGTGCGTGGTACGCACCATGACATTGAAGTCTTTCGGAAGGTCTATACTCAGAGCAGCTATCACAGCGTCGATCCACTCAACTGTTTGGGTGCCGTCACGGTGATCCGCACACCCTTGTTCTCAGCCCCAGTCCACGAGTTCCCGCAGTCGGGGCAGTTCCCATCAGGGTACGTTGCCTCTTCCTCGGGCGTGTCCACAGCGTTGCCGCAACTAGCGCAGTGAACCAAGTCCACGCTCGTAGCGGGTGCCCACTCTGATCCATTCGGCATACGGATTACGGTCATGCTACAAGTCTCCCATCCCTGTATTCATCACGTCCACTTCTGATGCTGACCCCGCCAAGCTGCGCCAGAGCCTCACGATACCGCTCTGTGTACTGCACAATCAGATCCTGCTCGCCCTTCATGTAGGTGTACGCCTCGATCAGCGTGCCATAGAGCAGCACAGTCTCTGCGTTGTCACCAAGCCACGATGTGCCAGATGTCACGATAGACGGCGGGTCGTAGTAGTAGTGCAACTCCACCGAGTAGTTCGCGTTCGGCGTCGGGCCTAGAATGAAGTTCCCCGGAGACGGCGGTGTGGTGAAGTCCCCATCAAACTGCGCGTAGTACTTTGGAAGACCCTGTGTCGCCGAGGTAGGATACGCTTCCCTGATGAAGTTCACGTCCTTGTCGTACATGTAGTTGTGGTCTCCATCGCCATCGACGACGGCAATAGAAAACACAGCCAAGAAGTCAGAAGGACGGGCAAGGTACTGATTGCCCGCCGTCATTGTCGCGGTCACATTCTTCCGAAGCTCGGGCAGCATAATAGTCCGAAACACCCGTTCCTCGGCCTGACGGACGAAGTTCGGGATGTTCGAGACAAAGCTGGTCTCGTTGTTCTCGGTGTAGTCTTGGACTAGCTGAACGAGTTCGGAATAGTTCATGTGAACTTACGCCATCTTGAAGTTGCCGCCACGCTTGGCAGCGCCCATGCCACGGCAGGAACCACCCATGGCCATCTTCTTGACCTTGCCGCCGTAGGCCATCTTACCTTTGCCATCAGCAGCAAAAGCAGGAACCTTCTTCCCGCCCTTCTCAACCATCTTCATGCTGCCGCCCTCTTTCATACCCATGGGCTTCATGTAGCCGCCGCCCATCATCTTCTTCATGTCATTCTTCATGTCAGGCTCCATTGGTAGTGTTGACAGTCACTTCTCCCACAGAACCTACCATGTACTGGATTGGGTTCCAAACGGGATTCCATCCAAAGAGCGCGCGAGAGGCGGCTTGGCTTGTGTCAGGTCTCGGGTTCAACAGAGACTGAGGGTCGTTGATCTTCAACCTGCCAAGAAAGTTCTGAGGCTGGTCAGGATCGAACACATCCCTGCCAACAAGGAAGCCAGTCTTCACGCCGTTTTGATACTCAGGCACAAGATCTCTGAGCGGGTATCTGAAACCCGTCTTGTCGCAGAAACCAAAGGCATGTTTCGCTCTGGCGTACGGCATGGTTAACCCATCATAAACGTGTCGTAGGGCACGAACCTAACCGAGGCAGTCTCCTCGTCCTCACCAGCGGCAAGCTGGAACTGGAACTCGTACTCCTGCTTCAAGCCAGCAACACGGTTCGAGACTTCCGGCTTCTTCATGGCAATGTAGTAAGCCATGCCCGCCACAAGGGCTGGGACGAAGCGTGGAGGCACAGACGTGATCGAAGACCCGATACCAGCAGCAAGGCCGTCAATGCCCTTCAGGCGGTAGTACAGCAGCGTGTAGGACGTGGTGTTGTCAGGCACAGGCCACAGCGTCACTTTGGTTTCGGTCGGGAGCCTTTGGACGTAGATTTGGGTGGGCCTGCCTTGGGTGTTTTTGTTGGTTTGCTGGGCGTAGGTTGAGACGCTGATACGCTCGACGGCGGTGTCGATTTGATTGACGCCTGTGCCGGTTCTGAGTTGATGCTCGATGATGTCGATTGTGTCCGACGGAAGGGTATAAGTCGCAGTGCCCGCTGT